GCGGAACTAGCGTGACTTGCACCTTTGACAGAGCCAGTGATATTTAGGTTAAGGTTTTTTAAACCTGTTTGAGCGGCAGTCAACCCTGATGTAAATCCGGTTGAATCGACATTTAAGACAACATTAATACTACCTGTACTCATAACTATTCCCTATTTATAAACTATTCATTAATGATTCCATTGCGCTACTATCAAAAACCTCATCAAAGCGTGTCACTTTGCCAATTTCATTTGATAACATATCAATTTTCTCTTGCATTCCTTCTGTGCTATTTACGGCGGCAGTGACGCTTAAAAGCCTCATATCATGCTCTGCAAATAATCGGTTTATGTTTGCGCTCATCAGCCAAAATGCGCGTATCGGTAATTCCATCACTTCGCGATACGACATACTATATTCTTTGGATACGCGACAAAAAAGGAAGCCAAAATCGACTTCCCTGAGTTGTCCGTTATCTACTTTTTTTCACTCTCACCTTCAGCGGCAATAGCTATCGCCTCCTCGTCATCACCGCGTACAAACGTGGCGATTTTTCCCAGTGAGATAAGCGGCATCGTTTTAAGTGCCGCACTATCAATAGTTGGAACAGCTAAAACGATTAAGGCGATAGTTAGCTCTATTTGACTGGCAACATCGTCTTCTGCTTTAGCTTGAAGGTCTTTAACCAATTTGGTCGCTTCAATGAAGCTTTCAACAGTCTGCTCAATAATGGCGTGTTCTACACCTTGAAGCTTTAAAAAGCGATTGGGCGTTGTTGCAAGTTCATCTAGGTTCAAATATTTAACGGTCATAAAGTATTCTCTGTTGATATTAAGATTAAATAAGTAACTAATTACTTACTAATTAAACCGCGCGTTTGTCGCCAATTTTGAACAAAGTGCTATCCGTATCAGGGTAAGCATTAAATTCAACATTGAATACACGCTCAGCATCAAACTTGTAAGCGAAGTTCAAAGCACCAGCAGTCGCTGTTTTTGGCAAAATAACATCTTGTGAGTAATCGTTATCAGCCACAGACATTGGATGAAGCACCAATTCTTGAGCGATCGCTAACAGAGAAACACCAATATTACGAGTTACGTCAACACGTTCTTTAGTTGCATTAACACCACCAGTTAGTGTGGCTGCTGATACCGCCGGAGCTGTTGCTGATTTTGCTAATGTAAAAGCATTACCCGCTGTGCCGCGTAAACCAGAAACTACATTGATAATTAAACCAGTTGTATCTAGCGTGTAATCACTGTCATCAACAAAAGCATTAGTTGACGATTGTAGTGCCAGCGCCAAATTACTAGCGGTATTTTGTACGGCTGTTTTAGTTGGGTTGGTTGTTGCAAAACCAATAGCAATATCTGTTAAAGCTGTTGCAGTTGCCGCCGTTTTAAAAGTAAACACCACACCATTAACTGTAATAGTATCTGCCGCTGCTGGAGCGACTGTAAATATAATACTACCTGCTGCCTTAACACCATCTGATTTTAAGACCGCACCTGGCATTACTTTAATAATGTTATCCAAAGTTGATTCAGCTAAAGGTAAAGTTACCTTTGCGCTTCGACCCATAATAATCTCATCAATTTCTGAGTTACCATATTGGTCAACCATTACTTTGTGAGTTTCTGTTGTTACAGCGAAATCAACACCACCTTTAGTATAACCGACATCGATTCCACCAAATCTGACGCGACATACGCCTAATTTTACGTTCTGAGTATTACTTGCCATGTTAAATTGCTCCTTTGCAAAGATTATTAAATTTTGGCATATACCGCATCGAAATTGACACTGTATTCTATGTTATTGCCATCCGTTGCCGGATACACAATGGGATCACTCTTAGGTAAGATGTACTTCACATCTAACCCATTTATTACCTTGCCCTGTATTGTCAATAAAGGGATAATTGAGTTTATTAAGGTGTCATCGTAATTAGCTTCACGCACAATGACTTGAAACCCACCTCGTCTAACGCCTTTCAGTTCATGATCGATTAGATCACCACTCATTCTATTTAGTAGCAACACACCGATAGCGGTGTCGTAAGGCATCGAGTGAATGAATAAATCCGTTCCTAGTGAACCGATATTATTAGCCTCGAGTATCATCGCCATCTCTTTTAAGATCACACCACTCTCCTGACTTTAGCTCTTATCTTTTCAACAATATGTGAATCCACTTCTACCTTTGCTCGCTCCATATATTTTCTACCAGGATCGCCACCTGCCGCACGTTTTGCTCTATTGCCTTCACGACTACTGTTGTAGCGATCACTCTCTTCCATGATGACTGAATAGCCCTTAATATTAACCATTGCACCTGTTTCTTCGTCGGCTACTTCGTCTGCGACAAATACTGTTACCTTGTAAGGCATATAGTGACCTGTAACAGGGTCTCTCACTTTTCTGCTCGCGCCCTTTTCATGCGCGTTGGTTCTACCAATGGCGTTTTCAAGATTGTAGCGATCAACAGGTGCGTTTTGCTTAGCTAACATCACCATTTCATCAGCCGACTCGTCCATCTGATCTAAGGTCGCGCGATAAGCTCTATCACCATCTTGTTCGATCATGGCTTTTATTGCCGCAAATTGTGCGTTAACATCAGTTTTAAGTGCCATATATCTTTAAACTCACCTGATAATGGTCAATCACTCCATTAATGTGATTCATCTTTTGCTCTATTGACTCTATCGATAAAATAATACCGCCCACATTAACCAGATCGTTTATTTTGATCTTGGTACTGGGGGTGAATAACAGTGTTGAATTAGAAGTCATTTCAGCCGCATTACCAATCGAAGCACTTCTTGAATTCTTTGGGTTGGTTGGCGTTGCTGCATTGGCTAATTTTATAACCGCGCACAGGGTCGCGACGCGGGAACCAAATATCGGTTTACCGTTTTCATCAGCCCCAATTCTAGGCGATATAACACAGGGTATTGTCGGAAATATCATACACAAATTCTATCAGTGATTAGTCATAAAAGGAAGTCATTGGTTACTTATTTTTCTATAAATCAATGCGTTAGCGTTAGGGTGAAAAACTGACGCTCTTATAGCGTCATATTCTATCAAGCTGATAACTTTATTATTGTAAGGATTACTACGACTTACGGTATCAATAATGAACCCACTATCGCCTAGCATTTTGCCAGCAAACAATGTGACCTCATTAAAGACGGTTAATAAATGTTGACGAGTGATGGCTCTAACTGCGGTAATTGATCGCCATTCTTTACCATTCTTACCGGTGTAGTTACCACCACCGACTACTGAACTCACTACAGCACCTTTGATCGCATTAACAATGCCAGCATTATCCGCATTCAGCATTATCATAAAACCGATGCTTTTTAACTGATCGTTACCAAACTTAATGTCACGACTTGATAGCCCTCTGACGCTCATCAGTGTTGACCGTACACAGTCTTTCAAATAGACCGCTAATGTTGTGTCATACTGCTCATTAAACGCTATCAGCTCGTCACTACTCAATGAATCTTTAAGAGCTAAGCGCATGACTGCATTTGTCGCTATCGTTAAGTCACGCTCAAATTCTGTTAGACGACTACTGGCGTTCTTAGCTGCCATAGCGACAAAGGTGCGACGAGTCGAAGCGAGAGCTGGATTCTTTTTAGCGACACTAGAAGCCAGCTCACCTCGATAGTCATTAATCAACGCCTCATAATTCTCAGATACGCTCTGCGCCTGTTGGTTGATAGTAAATAAATCGGTTAGTAGCGTATTCACTAACGACCTAAATGCGCTCGATAAGTTACCCAACCTGATAGATAACCCATTGTGCGTTTACTGACAGATAGCGACAGCGGTGTAGAATTTCTGAAAGCACTTCTGGATTCACCAACTGCATCGGAAACAATACCTTCTTCGCGCTTCTTAGCCATTGGATCACCGCCTAAAATAATATCGGCTTCTGAAATCTGCGCCTTCTTAACCGCATCAGTGAATAAAATCGGCAACTGCACAAATTCAACTAAAGGTAGTGTGCTGAGAGAGGGTCTAGTTCGATAATAGGAAACCGCTTGCGTATCGAATAAATCCAAATTCAGTTTATTAGTGACGACCGTATTCTCCCTTGAAGGTATTAACAGTCCATAGATATCAAACTTCAAACGCCCTATTCTATAAAAAGCCTCTGTCATTGCCGCTGCCACCTTTTTATCAGATGAGGCGTTGATAGCCAGCATATCAGGCATATCCATCATTAATAACTTAGCTTGATTTAATGTTTGATAACTATTAGTCATCGTGACTAAATCGCTACCGCTATCTAACCCATAGAGACTGTTAACAAAAACCACTCTGGTGTCTGTTAGGGTCACTCGTAGTTCGATAACCCTTAACCCTTTTAATGCGTAACCTGACAAGGTATTAGTTAAAACAGGTATAGTCATTAAGGCACTTGCGTCACCAGCTGTAAAGCCGCTAAGCGATGTAAATGGGGTTATTTCGGTGCCACTTTCATCCGTCACTCGATAACTAACCGAAGTAGCATCCAATGACAAACCACTCTCATCTATCAGTGGTATTTCTTCAACAACTAACGAGCCACTCCGATAGATATTCATCTTAGAGTTTCACTTCGCCAGTTAATGCCATTAGACTGTCAATCATGCCGCTAATGGAATTGCTCTTAATACCCCATTGCTCACCAATAGGTCGCAGACCACTTAAGCCTTTCTTATCAGCAACCGCTTCTAACGAGGCTCTAGTGAAATCGTAAGCAATAGGTGCAGGTTCTTCCGGTTTAAATTCAACAGGCACTTCTACACCTTGAGAGACGGCTTGATAACGTGCCGCTTGGCTAGGGTCTTTACCTTCTGTAGTTTCAAACGCAAAAATTGCACTAAGCATCTCCGCATCTACTTGACTGACTGGGTTAACACTCACACCATCTTTAAACTCAACAGAGCCAATATAGTCTGAAAAACCTTCCATACCTGCTTGTTTAATCTTTAAATATACCATTTCTCTACCTTCTAATAGTAAGTAACCAATGAGTTACTTTATCATGTAAATCAACTGCTTGTCTATAGCCAAATTTTAGACAAAAAGAAAGGGGCTTTCGCCCCCTCCAGTTTCACATCACTTATAATTAAGCGACGTTAGTTAAGCCTTTCAAACGAGCCAATGAAAGAGTTGATTTAAGAGCTAAACCAACATACCATTTTAGGCGAGTTCTTGAGCTGTCTTTAGTTTGAACAGTACCGATGTCTTCAACAACAACACCAGCAGTACCGCCGCCGTAAATACCATGCAAGCCATCAGATTCGTTTAAACGAACCGCATAAGCTGAAGTAGTGTTAGCAGTAGAAGTACCATGAGTTTCATTCACAGGAATGAAGTCATTAGCTAGAATAGGAACGCCGTTGTGAGTCAACATTGCTTTACCGAATTCTGGTAACATGAATTCAGATGCAGTGTTACCACCAGCCGCTCTTACCAAACCACGGAAAGCACGAATAACTGAACGTGGCATGAAGATAGCGTCAGCACCGTTTGGTACTGCATCTAACAACTTGTCAAGCATAGCTAAAGTTAAAGCCGCACCAGCAGTACCAGTAGTCGGTGCTGGAGTTGCAGTAACAGGTTTAGTGCCATCAGCATAGATAGTTCTAGTCAAATCTTCGCCAGCAGAAGCCGCCGCAGAAGTAACACCACCCATTCTGCCAAGACCGAAAGTGATGTCAAGAGCAATACGCGCCAAACCATCAAATTCTTGTGAAGTAACAGAAGAATCACCAATTGCTAAAGTACGACGAAATTTACGAAGTAAACCTTTCGCTTTAGCAGCAATTTGAACTGCTTTTTGGCTGTTAGTGTCGCTTAAAACACCGTCCATGAATTTGTCAACATCAACGTCACCAATCAAGATGCGTAGAGTAGTAACAACTTCTGAGAAAGTAGCTGCGCCTTCGTTAACAGTTCCAGATACGTCTAGGAAGTCAGCTTCAGACAAAGTAAGTTCTCTGTTGTAAACATAAGCTTTACCGTTAATGCCAGTAAAAGGAAGAATGGCAAACAAATCTTCTTTGTCTACGATTTCTTCGATAACACCCAATTCTAATTGGTTGTTGCTCAATAATTTTGCTTCTGCAAGTAATAATGCCATTTCAATTTTTCCTTTATTATTTATTTAAATTAGCCATTCCTGGCTGACTTTGATTAGCACAATAAACACTATTTGCTGAGCGCAGATGCAATTCTTGAAATGCCAGAAACTTCATGTTTCGGTTTTACGACTTCATCAGTTGTACCAGAGTTTGCACCTGGCTTTACCTTTGAACGTAACAGATAGTCCTTATCCACATCATTTTCAATAATCTTAGCAACTGCTTGGTCAAACATCAGAGGCTCACCATTTGAACCGATTAACTGTGTTCTCTCCGCACTACCTTTAGGTTTATCGTAGCCTACTATCTTTCCATCTTGGTACTCGAAGTGTGAGCCATAGACGATTTGTGCTTTGTTAGGTGTTAATGTCAATTCATCGGCAATATATTTAGAGGCACTGAATGCAGATCCAATTGTTAGACCATGAATAGAACCATCTTTACTTTGCAAGTCCGTCTGCAAGGCTTTAATTTTCTCTTCCAGAGAAACCTTTTCAGTAGAGTGCTGTTCTAACAGATTAACTTTCAATCTATCCCATTCGCCTTTCGCTTCAAGTTGCTTGTTAGCAGACTCTTCACGCTCTTTCAATATTGCCTTTATCTCATCAAGGTTAACCCCGTCAAATTGGCTGAGCTGCGCCTTCACTTGCGACAACTGGTCTTTAGTATCTTTCAAAGAGTTTTTCTTCTCCATTAGCTCACGCAATAACTTTGCCTCGCTATCAGAAATACCCTTATCTTTGTCCTTGTCTTCTTCCTTCGGCTTTACGACTTCCTTTTCAATCTCGCCAACAATAGGATCAGTAATAGGTGCGCTTCCAGCGTCACCACCCTCACCATCGACAATACTAAACACTGACATGCCAAACATGACCATCAACATCTTCAGAAACAAATTCTTCTTCATATCTCACCTATGACCTATCTCTTGGTCTAAACTTTGAGCAGTTCTCTTAGCTCTTTGAATTAACGCCGCTGGAATCAACAGCACCTTTTTTCTCCCCACTAACCACTGGCTGACTATCTGTGCTTTTCGGCACAGGGTTGTTAAGCAATGAATTAATAGGTAAAACTTGGTCAACGGTTAGCCAGTCAGCTAACTCCGCTTCAATACCGCCCTTTGTTGAGTCATCTAACATCGGGAATAACTTATCAACAACACTTTCCATCTGTTCACGACGAATCGTGTTAGGTGCTTCGATCAGTGCTAACTGCGTAGCGATAGCAAATTCATCAAATAGGTTGCGAACATCAAATGAGCGACTGTAGGCAATCATGTCATCACCATTCATATCTTTAACGCCTGCCCAGAGTGCTACTAACGAGGCTAACTTAACTTCTGCTTGCTCTAGTGAGGCAGCTTTTGATACCAATAGCGCATTCACTCGTTCAAAATCGAACGCCTTAGCAACACCGGAAGAGTTATCAATCCCTACGGCGTTATCTTGTTTTGTTCTTTCACCTGCCATGCCGACTGTGTGATAAATCTCGTTAATGATCTTAGAGACTACATCTAAAATAACAGCGGCTTGTTTGGGGTCTGGCGATAGATAGAAAGGCTGTGCGCCACCTTCCCCATCAAATAAAAAGATGCGTTTTGTACCCATCTCTAATAACTTGTCGTAACCATCTTCTCCAGGCATTAAGCCTTGCGCCGGCATCGCCAACTGAGAAAAAGTTTGATCCTGAATAATGGCATCCAAATTGGATAAATAGTTAGCTACCGCTTTGTCCAAATAAGCAATGTCACCTATTAGAGAAGGTGCTTTCCACTTCTCATCGGTGATTTGATTATCCACTCTAAACATCGGCACCACACCTAAGCCATGTTTGTTAGAGGCTACTTCAGTCACGGCAGTATTTTTGCCAGAAACAGTGGTGGTATAAAGTGTCCAATCTTGTTTAGTCCATAAACGATAACGATCAATGTAAAGACCTGTTGACGTATAAGGATCACTATCATCTCTATCTTGTTCGTAAACCAACACCCATGACAGATCGCCGTTATCATCGTAGGCAAAATCCAATACCCGATCAGGATTAACGGTGTAGGCGAAGATTCGCCCTTTGTCTTTTTTAGCTTCGGCGATGCTCATCACACCACCATCTTCTGAACCTTTCTTAGAACTATCAACAACCACCCACACAGAACCGAAGATTGATGACTTTCTGGAAATCTGCTTAGCAAATTGATCGACGTTTAAACCTGATTTAGTCGCGTTATCCCAAAAGGCGATTAAAGCATCTGGTGCGTCTTCTTTATTGCGCTCGATCTCAACTTTAAACAAATACTTATCGACTAAATCAACCACTTCTCGTGAATGATTAAAGCGGTAAGCACGTTCAAGACGATCTTTAAATTCTTTATCGCCTTCTTTTAGATAACGAAATATATTTTTAGCAAACCATTCCCGTCCACCCCGATAGCAAGCATCAAGAAACGTCCATTGAGGAAGCCCTTCTTTGTACTCTGGGTGTCTACGTTTAACCAATCTGTTTAAATTGTCGTCTGTCATATTAAGCCATTGATTTAGTTTAGGTAAGTATGTCACCACTTACTTAATAATGCAACAATTTAATTAGTAAGCACTGACTTACTATTGTTGCTATAAAGAAATACCAGCAATCTCTATCTTACGCATCGGGAACTGCAATTCAATGCAATAACCTAGCGCATCTGTCGAATGCTCTATATTCATAGTCTTATCGATATCTCTTGTACCTCTTTTATAAGTGGTTTGATTAAGTGACTCGATAGTGCTTTTACAACTGGTGTCTATAAACAGCTTTGTGCTGCCATCGGCTGCCTTCAACATTCGGTTAACACAGTTCACGCGGTCGGCAATGGCTGGATGTTTTCTGCGGTGTTTTATGCGTTTGAAGCCACGCTCTCTAAAAATATCTAAGTCGGTTTCGCCTCTAGCATGTTGTCTTGCGTTACCTGCCGGATCAGGAAAAATAGTGACATTGGCGCGATAACGATAAAATCGACGCTCTATCTCCTCGACACTCTCTTCCGTGTTGGAGCTAAACTTAACCACCTCGTCAACTACCCAGACTGTGCCATCGGGTTGAGGCTGCATAATGACCGCACTCATAGGATCGATGTTGAAATCTTGCCCCACCCAAATTGGGAGATTAGGGTTAAAAGGGCATGATCTAACATGAATGCGTTTGTCGAAAGGGTAATAAACTTTACCGGTCATGGTGGTAAAAGAAGCCAAGAACTCTTGTTCAAAAGACTTCTCATCCATATCCTGACGCGCCGCTTCTATTTCTTCAGGTGGAATAAAAGGACTAACGATGGTAGGAAATTGCCAGGACTTCCATTGATTGGCTTTTTGCCGCGCTTCATCTTGACCTAATAGATAAATATCATAGAAGTAGTTATAACCTTTTGGCGAACCGATAAAGAGTGCGTGTCCTTGTCTATCGGCTAAAGTGGGTCGCAATACTTTTTTCCAAGTATCTTCTGTCATGTCTTGAAATTCATCCAACACTAAGAAGTCTAAACCGATACCGCGCAGTGAATCAGGC